ATTAGGCCTAATTCTGGTGTTTCGTGTAGAACTCCTGAGGTAGGCGAGGGTGTTTCTTTGCATTTTACGGACGTGAATGGTGATAATGTTATTAGTTCCGGTGTTGTGGCTGGTAAAGTCACTATGGAGGATAGCTCTTATGCAAAGAGTATAGATTTATATTCTTACAGTGGTTCTAGTGTTGATGGTGCTTGTGGTGGTGTTTATTTAGCACATAGTGATGGCAAAATTGTTGGTATTCATGGTATAGGTAGTAGTTCTAGCTCTGCTAATGTTTTGTTTTGGCCAATTGGTGAAAATTTTAATAGTAAGATACAACAGAAAGGGTCGTGTCATATATTCGATCCATTAAAACAGTCTGAAATTAAATTAACTAACAACATTAAACAAGAAAATAATAGTGTTGTTAATTCACCTCAAATTAAAGAAAAACGTAGGTCTTTTAAAGATGCTATTATCTTAAAAAGTAAGCATTTTACTGATGTGCGTGTGTGGGATGTTAATAAAAATGGTAAATGGTGTATGGTTATGAAGATAGGTAGTGTAACTACTACCTTTTCTGATACTTGTTTAACTGAAATGGATGCTCAAGCTTTATTTGATAAAAATGAAGAAGAGTTTAAAGTTAAGTATTGTGAAAAACCTACACTTCCTCCAAAAAACGTACAGAAAGTGGTAGCTCCCACCACGAATACCAAGGTAGAGACGCAAGTAGCTACTGGAGTGAATACTTCAGTAACTACCCAAGTTACTTCCAAATAAAAATGCAACCTATAGATCATTGCTACCAACCGCGAGGTGCAACGATCGATTGCGTAGGGCGTGTTTATCGACCTTACAAACCACGAGTTCCAAATTATTTTGACAATAATATCGCGGATTTTATTAATTCCATAAATGATACAACCAATTATGATGAGTTTGGTATAGTACCAAAAAATGTTGACATTAGTAGGAAATCCATATCGCGTTATAATAAACCAACCAATCCGTTTACTAATGACGATTATGAGAAGTATTGTGATGCAGCTGAATGGCTATATGATGAATTTGGGTGTTTACAAAATAGTCGAATGTATTCGTATGATCGAGTTCTTAGTCAGCTCGATTCTAGTAAAAGTCCTGGTTATCCATGGACTTTGAAATATGCGACAAAATATGAATACTGGACCTCCCAGGAGGGACTTGATTATTTTGATAAATATTTTAATAGTTTGTCATCTAATAATCCATATCCTAGCTTGTGTTCTGTTAGTGTGAAGGAAGAACTTCGAGAAGTCGAAAAAATTCTGGATAATAATGCAAGAACTATTATAGCTGTGGATGTTAACCATTTAGTTGCGCATGGTATTTTTTGTATGGATCAGAATAATATTTTAGTTAATAACCATCTTAAATGTGCTTCAGCCCTTGGTCTGCCACTTGTTAATGGTGGCGCTCAAGAATTATATAATTATTTATGTAATGATTGGGGTGGTGGTAGGACTATTTATTCGATTGATGCTAAACAATTTGATTCTAATTATAATTCTAAAGCCTTTAGGTTAATCTATAGTTTTAGATGGAATTGTATGCATCGTTGGTTTAGAACTGATAAAAATAAGCGAGCATTTTTTAATATTTGTAAGCAACTATATAGTTCGTATTTAGTTGATATTGATGGCCACTTGTATGAGCGAGATACAGGAAATGATAGTGGTCAACTCTGTACAACAACTGATAATATACTGAAGAACTTCTTAGATATTTGTTTCTTATGGATTGTAACTAGTCCAATTCAATATCGAACCTATAAGTGTTTTAAACAATTTGTACGTGTGCTAATGGTTGGTGACGACATAAAAATGGCTGTTCATCCAACTGCACAACAATGGTTTAATTATAGCACTATTATGTCTAATGCACATCGTTGCGGCATGGTTTATGAGTTTGAAAATCAAGAAGCTTGTTTCTTTGGAGAGGTAAGTTTTATAGGACATTATTATAAGATAGTTGATGTTCCTGGTTTTTACAGGATGTGGTTACCATATCAGAAATGTACGAAAATGCGAACTGCAATGCTTAAGTATAACTTACATATAAAAAATGGTGTTCGTGATAGATTATATATGGCGAATGCAATTACAATGTGTTGTGGATTAAGAAATGAAACATTTGCTTGTGAATCATGTCGTGAATGGTTTGCAAGTTGTTATGATTGGTTGATACAACGTTCAAATAAATATGATCCGAAGATACAATTAGCAAAGACCAACTGGTTATCGGATCACCAGCTCTGGCGTGTTTATACTAATTTAAAAACAGATCTGTTGATAAGCTCAAACTTTATGACTGGCGCAAGCGTGGTGAGCTCACGTTGT